CTTCAGGTAGTTTAGATACGTACTGACGCTCAATAGAGTAGCCTACGCCTGTACCGCACATCAGGACGTACATCATTTCGTCAAACGCTTTAGGGTGGTCAATAGGTAGGTAGCTACAGTTAAAGCCAGCTACGTTGTCACGGTCAAGAGCCTCACCAGCAGTCATCAGTGCTCGCATAGACGGCATTACGCTCATGTCGTGGATGTCTGCAAAGATGCCGTTGGCTTCTTCAAGTGTTAACTTACCCTTCTCAATCCAGAAGTTTAAGTACCTGTCGATTGTTTCTTCCCAAGTCTCACGTCGCTGTTCCTCTGGTAGGTAACGAGCGTAGCGTGACTTGTGTATGTACTGTTGATATGCGTCCATTAATTCATTTCCTTGATTAGTCGTTCAATGTACCAGCGGCACTTGCGTAAGTCCTCTACTGGTTTACCTTTGTAGTCGTAACGCCAGAGGTACTTCAGTGCGTTGCCTTTGAGATAGCCGTTGAACTCTCCTTGCGGCATTGACGCTTTGATAGCTTCGATTGCTTCGATTGCTCCGTTGTTGTAGTGGTCAGGCTTCTCTACAGGGTCTGGTGTTTTCCTGATTGAGAGGTTATTAAGTGCCGCCAAGGTGTCCCACTCTTGTGGAGTCGCTTCATCAATACTCATTTTCTTCCTCCTCTAGCTCTTCTTCAAACACGTCTAGTCTATTGATTAGTTTGTCCTCAAACCTGTCCAGAATCTGTTCTGAGGTTATCTGTAGGGCCTCCAGTAGGTCATCTGGATCAAAGGTTTTCAAGAGGCGTTCCTTAACTTCCTCTAGCGTTAGCGACATAACTAATCAACTCCTGTAGTGTCTCTATATTATACCATAGTATTCCCTCTTTGTCACACCATTGTGCCATAGTCATTTTGGCACCTTTTCGTATTTTCTTGTTAGGCTGCATCAGAACAAATATTAACTCTTGTCCTTCTGGGAGGCTGTCTCTGATGCTTGTGTATTTCTTGGTGTCTCCATCTCTGAAATATCCTTTGCATTCAATAAGATATAAACCGCTAGCATCAACGAAGTCAGGACGGTAGTTCCTAGCAATAGTGTAAGGAATAGTGAAAGGCTCATAATTAAACTCCTGTAGTATTTTGGCGACATCTTCTTCAAACGTGCTTCTAAATGGTGATTTCTTGGACCTTCGGCTCATTGTGTACCTCTATTAGATAACGTGGACCGGTAGAGTAGGCGAAGGCGCGAACGGACGGCCAGCATTCCTTTTTGTATGCACAGTATGAGCAACCTACGGCGAGTTTCCGGTTTCCACTCTTTCCATCGGCGATAGGCTCGTAGCATACGTCGGGTGGGGTTGGTTGCTCCACTAACTTTTTTACGTGGTCAATGCGCTCCTTGATGTCATAGCTAATGAGATCATGGACAGGAGCCTGAGTGTCCTCAGAGTCATACAGGAGGTACGTTAGATGTCCGTTCTGTTTGTCCATCGCGAGCCAGCCGAATTTAGTAGCGCCCTCCGCATACGCATATCCCTTAATTTGACCGATGTATCCAAACGGGTCGTCATAAGCCAGAGAGCCGTCCTTGAATTTCCTAAACCCATACGTTGACACAGACTTAACGTCCGTGACAACACCGTCGATTTTGCAGTCCATAGAACCTGTAATACCATTGACTTCACACTTCTTCTGTTCATCTGTAACCTCGTGTCCTGCCGCTTTGGTTAGAAACAGCAGCATCTCTTCGATCAAATGACCGTAAAGGAACTTAACGTAAGTGTGGCCCTGTATGTCGTCAGACTTTTCTACGTCGTTGTAGACGTTCCAAAGGTAACGGTCCTCACGCCCTATGTTAGACATACGTAGTTTACGTCCGTCCCTCTTCTTGCCTCCAAACTCGTTACGCATGAGTTCCTTGACGTTCTCTCCGAACTTCTCAACGCAAGCGTCAAAGTCCACGCCCTCTGCTACTTCTTTTGTCTCCATCAGTTGATAGATGTCAGAGACTAAGTTGTATGTGTTTTTCATTGGTAGTTTCCTACTATACCTGAGACAACCTCTTGGGCTTGCTCTGGTGTGCATTTAAACCACTCACTACGTCTTTCGTACATCTTCTGTAGCTCAGTGTGGGCTTTTGACTCTGCAGCCCTGCGGTCGCTTACGTTCCAACTATAGTTTAACACATAATCCCTAAAAGGTGAAGAGGTTTGGTAGTTATTAAGCCGGTCCTCTGAGTCAATAGCCATGCCTACTTTGACCCACTCAGGGAAGCTAGGGTTGACAATGACGTAGACTTGGCCTTCTACACTGGACTCGTACTTCGCTAGGCTACTAAATGCTGCGGCTTCAAAGCTCTTGTACTTTCCGGGTTTATGCAAAGGGTGAGCCTTTGGTATGTACTTACCGTTTACAAACATTTTAGTTTGGTCACGTTTCCACACAGACTCTGGATTGTCCTTGTAATATTTGCTTTCGCCTCTTTTATAGTTCATGGTCACTCTCCTTAGTGGGTTTCTGCCCATGTTGTTCCGACTTGGTACTCTCCGTCAAGGGGGCATCTGAGGTTGTAATGAACCCCTGCCGCCTTGAGGCACTCGACTGCAAGCCAGCCGAATTTCTCTGCTTGGTCTGTAGCCACCTCCGACTGTACTTCGTCATGTATGTTCCCTATGAATTTGTAGTCTAGTTTCCACTGCGGTGCGTAGTCGTCCAGTATGACTAGGGCCTTCTTCATCACGATGGCTCCTGCCGCCTGTAACAACGTATTCAATGCAGCATGTTCAGATCGAACTCTAAGTCTTCGTCCATCAAGTCCTGTGAGATAGCCTCGCCCAGATGCTCGACCAACGCGTTCTCGTAGACTTTCAAGAGCAGGTGTATTTGATAGAAATCGTCGTTTAAGATGTGCGCCGTCTTTTGCGCTTCCACCAACGATGGTTCCAATTTTTGCGTCTCCTGCTCCGTAGAGGAAAGCGTAGATGAAAGTCTTAGCTTGAGGTCTTGTTTCAAGCCCTGCAGCCAGTTGATTTCTTGTGTGTATATCTTCGGTGAGGAGGACATTGGTAAACTCCTTGTCGTCCATGTAGTGTGCCAACATACGTAGCTCAAGGCCACTAGCGTCGAAACCTACTAGCTTCTTACCCTCTGGTACAGTCCAGCATGAGCGACACTCTTTACCGTATAGGCTGTGTCCTGCTGGTACTTGTGCCATGTTGGGACTCTGGTGGGTCATACGTCCAGTGACAGCACCGTTACTAATCACACGCCCATGAACCCTACCGTCTTCCTGTACATGTTCCATCCATGAGTGTACCTGCGCGTATCTCTTTTGTAGCATCAAGTACTCACTGACGGACTTAGCTTCTGGTAAGTCAATGGTGGCTAGTACAGCCTCGTCAACGATGGCATTCCCTTTTTCTGTAACCTTTTCAAAGACCACACCAAGCCCCGACAGTCTCTTCGCAATCTGTTGACGCGAGCCGACATTGAAAACTTCAACTTTGTCCTTAAGGCGTTTGCCCGTCTTATCAGACCACCTCTCGTGTATAATAGGAGGAAACTTCTCCTGTAGTTCTTCTTCAATTGCATTCATTCTCTCCTTAAATGTTGCTAGTAAGTCCATACATAAGTACTGATCTAGGAGCCACCCGTTTTGTTCCTGTTGATGCACTACGTACTGAACCTTGTGTTCCAAGTCGATGGACTGCTGGTCAAAGTCTGCCATGTCCCTGGTTAACCGCTGGTGTACTGCTTCGGTGACTGCTACGTCCTGTATACAGTAGTCAATCATTTCCTGTGAGAGTCTTGACCAGTCGTTGTGGTCGCCTTTTGGAAAGCCTAGTTCGTTACCCCAGTTGCGCAAAGAGTGTCCACCGGACTTGCTTGGGTCAAACAAACGTGACAATACCAAAGTATCGACTATACGCTCAGGGGCCACAGAAAGCCCCCAGAGACGTTTTAGCACTGGGAGGTCATAACCTATCAGATTATGTCCACAGACGCTTACAGAGCCTTCTAGAGCCTTACAGAGGGTGTCACGGGTAGTGTGTACAGTACTAACACCGTTTTCCCGTGTTACAACGCACCAGATGGTGTCTGGAGTCAAACCGTTAGCCTCAAGGTCAAGGTAGATCAAAAGTCTGCTCCTATTTGAGGGTTTGCTACTTCCTGCATTCTACCTGTGCCTCTGTCGTACTGTAGGTAACAAGCGGGTCCAGTGTCGCCAGTGTAACGATTCTTCAGGACACGAACAGTAGTCGTATTCCGTATGTCTTCGTTAGTGTTCTGCTGGTCACGTTCCATGCCTATTACTATGTCTGACAGTTGTGCAATAGCCTGTGAGCCTCTCAGTTCACCCAAGGATATCTGAGCACCGTCCTCGTGTGCCTTACCTTGGGACCGCTTGAGGTGAGACACTAGGAATAAGCTAATGCCTGTTTCAGCAACTAAGGTCCTCAGCTTAGTCATTATTTCATCAATGGCCTTTCGTTCGTCTCCGGACTCTTGGGAAGACACGACGATGGACAGGTGGTCCAGTACGACATACCGGCAGTCCAAGGCTTTTGCCATGTAGCGAACACGGGCGAGCAGGTTATCTGTTGAAGTTGACCCCCAATGGTCGAATAGGTAGTAACGTCCTGTTCCCAGTGTGGCTTCCCAGAAGGGCCGAAGCTCGTCCACAGGCGTGTCCTCTTCCAAGTGTAGGGGCCTGTTTGCCGCCACCGACATGATGCCAAGACTTGTTCGGGCCACGTCTTCTTCGAGGGCCAGCACCCCAATATTTCCTTCACATCGCTGTAAAAGGTCATACTCAATTTCTCTGATGAACTGTGACTTGCCCATACCACTACCGCTGGTGATCGTAACGAGTTCATACGGCCTATGTCCTCTGGTTATATGATTGAGGCCGTCCCACGGGTAAGGTATGGACTTGACCTGTCGTTTCTCAACGAGTTTGTCCCACGTCTCCGTACCTGCAATGATGCCGTCAGGTCGGTACACCTTGGCGTTCCACCATGCCTGAGTAAAGTCCTTGACACGGTTAGCCATGAGCATGTCACTGGCGTCCTTCAGCGGTAGCTTGCAGACCTTCAGTTTGTTAGGACTAAAGAGGTCCTTCACTGCGTCCACTGCTACGTCACCCGCCTTGTCGTTATCAAAGCATAGGACTACGTTTTCGTACCCTTCGAGCCACTCAAGCTGTTCCTTTATCTCCTTGGAGGCGTTGTTAGCACCGGAGCGTAGCGACACTACGTCGTACTGCTTATTAAACATCTCGTACACTGCTAGGGCGTCAAGTTCCCCTTCGGTGATCGTGAGGTACTTGTTGTTGGTGCATTGTTGTTGACCGAAGAAGCCAACACCGGACACGTCTCCAGAAGAACAGAAGCCCTTGGTTTTAACGTCACGGGCCTTAGCAGCACTGACCTCCCCTGTGTCTAACTTGTAGTAAGGGTAGTAGTGCTTGATGATTTCGCCCGTCTTAGAGTACTCCACTGTGACACCGAAGCGAGCGCAGGTTTCCTGTGAAAGTCTCCTCTGTGGTATTGCCGCTACTGTACCGCCCATGCTCAGGGGTTTAGCCTTTGGCAGTTCTTGTGTTGTCATTGGTTTCTCGTTGTCCCCGAATAGATGATAGTCACAACCAGAGGCGAAACAATGTGCGCCTCCGTTGTCATAGATAGCGAGAGCGTCCGAAGAACCACACTCCGGACAACTCTCGTGACGTAGGAACTTAGAAGTCTGCGGCATCGCCCATAGCCATCTCAGCTTCCTCAAGGACTTTCACTGCTTCAAGGTAGGTGGACACACCATGTACTGGGTGCGCTGGCCCCATCTTGTACTTCAGGCGTACTGTGGAGTTATAGGGTACTTCTCCGTTGTACGGGTTGCCGTCGGCATCAAAGACCTTGATGTCGTACTTGGACTTGAACTTGCGTTGCTTGTTGCCTTGGTAGTCCTTGATTTTGACACCGTTGGCCGCAAGAGTTGACGCGTCGTCCTCTGACATGGTGATTGTCATGGAATAGGCTCCGGTGTCCTGACCGTTGTACACGTCGTGCTCAGTCAGTTTGCTGAAGTTAACTACGCCTTCTACTATTGTTGCTGTCATGGAATAATCTCCGTTGGTTGCTTTGGGTTACGTCCTGCTTTTTCTCAGAACATACTTATAGTATACACTACTTACGCCTCTCAATCAAACCATATTCACGTATTCGTCGTTAATAAGTGTTTGAACGTGGACGTACCCTTCGGGCCAGTACGTGTAGGACTCCTTGAGTGCCTTGGCTGTTCTGTGTACTGACGCCTCAAAGTGCTCAAACATCCCTAGTTCCTCTTTGTAGTACCAAAAGGGGATACGTAGGACAGGCTCCGCTGGCCCATGTTGCTCGTAGTACACAATGATCTCTGCGTCGTTACTAATGGGTCCGTCGTTACCGAAGTGCTTCGTGTGGCTATTCTCTGGTTGCTTCATGCGTCACCCTCCGTAGACGTAGTCTGCGACTCCGGTAGTTCGTCACTAGCTAAAAACAGAATCTTGTCCAGTGTGGACTTAGACATCACTACGTTCCCACGGTCGTCCAGAGACAACTCTAGGTCCTTACGTAGCACAAAGGGTATACCACCCCAAGGGTCGGCCCTCATGATGTCATTGGTCACTGCACGGGCTTGTGTGTAGCCTAGGCAGTAGATGGAGTAGTCACCGCCATCGACTACGTATATGCTCTTTTCGTCAATTGCCATACTTAAGTTGCTCCTTTAGTTTACCTTAGTAGTAACTACTACTGATTACTCTTTAGTATATATACTTATGTATACCTTAGTAGAGGGTATCAGAATCATCGTCAAAAGTCAATGACCCATTTGGGTAATAGTCCAGTGTTTCCTGTGTATCTACTCCTGCGCCAGCAGAAGCAGAGAGACAAGTACCGCAGAGATCAAGAAAATCACCATGTGCGTCTTTCCGTGTTAGTTCTGAGTCCTCTAGTATCTTATTGCAAGCTCTACAGCGCATCCTTCCAGTCCTCCCCGTGTAAGTTAATTAGTAAACCCTTAAGCTGTTTGTACGTACAGCCAGAGAGTCGCCTTTTGCAGTTCAAGCGGTACATCTCAGTCTCAAACTCTACGAGGTGCTCAAGCATAGCCTGTGTCTCTGGGTCCTCTGGAGGCCCTGAGTAGTCCTCAGAGTCCCCCATGTAGTAACCTAGCTCGTACTCTGCGTACGTCATGATGACAGCCCCTGTATGGCTCGTATCACCTCGTCGATCACCTTCTGCTCCTCCTTCTTGAACTCCTCCAAGTCGTCAGGGTATACAGGAGTCTCGTCCTCGTAGTACTCCTGATACTCATCTGCCCACATCTCCCATGTCTCTCTAGTCATTTTGTACATCTCCTTTTTCTGATAATTCTGCGTAACCATTTCATGGCTTTGTGTTTATTGTCAACCCTTAAAACTGTTTTAGCTTCGGTTCTACCTACGTGTAAAACTTCCCAAAGCTCGTCACAGTGATTGTACCATATGATAAAATTTAAAAAGTTCACTCGTCCGGCTCCCCTTTGATGTATAGCCACAACGTCAGTAAACCACCTGTTGACAGTAAAAACACCACGTCCCACCACGGCTGCCATTGTTCAAACATCTCTAGTCCTCCTCTCCCGATTTCCTGTATTCTTCAAACCTCCTATTGAAGTCCTCGTCGTCTATGGTGAGCCACGCCGTGATTATGACACTAGAAAACAACATGAACACCATAAAACCTAGGCTAACGTCTGTTATCGCGGCCATTCGTCTCGCCCCTTCTCGTATCCTACGGTGTGACCCACTATCCAGCCAAAGCCGAAGCAGATCACGCCCAATGTTAATAGCACAAGTATTTCCATGTCTAGCTCCTCCCATGTCGTAGCTTGTCCCACCAGCGCATCACACGCCAAAACCTCCGGTGGTTCTTGTCAGTGTCTAGGAATCCAAAGCGGTCCCGTAGACCGCAGAGCAGACGCGAGTAGTTGTTGACGGTGTACTCTGGGTATCTGAAGCCCTTACGCCCGTCGTAGATGTCCCAGACGTGGTCCTCGTGGTTATACCAGATTGTGTAGTGTCCAAAGTTCATGCTGTCACCTCTTGTGTGTGGTAGTGGAAGTTTGTCATTGCTTGGATTGCATCATAAGCCTCACGCCTAGTGCTAGTATTAGCCAATGTTCTAATGCCTCCGCTTTCGTTTACTAATTGCACAACGCTGTGATTGTACGTCCTAATGCACCCAATGTCACCGTCCTGTTTACCTATGCGGCTGTTAAGGTATTCTAATGCGCTCTCAATGTGTTTGTTCGTTACTCTGTAGCTCATGTCAGTGCCTCCAGTGGCTCGTGTGTTGACGTGTGTTAACTCACTGCTGGACACTCTAGCGAATGCCCAGCGATTAGTCAACTGCTATTAATAGTCGTATGCGTATGGGTCGTACTCTTCAACTACTCCCAACGCCTTCAAAACTAGATTTCTCTCCTCTGCTGTTAACCCGTAGCTCCCGCCTTCGTCGTAGCCTTCGTAGTCTTGAACGGCTTCCTCTAGAGTGCATGAGTATTTATGAGCATATTTCCTACAGTCTTGTGCAATGTCTAATATGTATTCCATGTGTCAATCTCCTTAGTTGATGTAGCCATGGTACAGGAACCACCGCAGATGTATATAGTAAATAATACCACAAATAAACTATTGACCGCATTGGTTAACGTATGCTAGTCGCGTGTGCGCGTGTAATAGAAGGTAGGCCCAAAGGGACCAACATAAGTTCACACACTTGTCAACCCATGCAAAACTCATGCCAACTCTGCTCGCTACTACATAAGTCCGCCCATGTCAACCCATGCAAGACTCGTGCCAACTCTGGCGGCTACCATAGGCCGCGCCCTGTGTCAACTTTTGTTAAAACCCGCGTAAACAAAGGGGTCGGGGGAGGGGTTGACTTGTGTTTAACTTTTGTAGTAGCTACCTAGACACAAAATAGGTTAAAATTAGGAAAATTACCCATAAATTAAACTCGTGTAACCTCTTGTTTTTACTCATGTTTACACTTCTACTGCTTTTACCTCTAAAATAGCTTGACTTTCGTGTCAACTTATGTTATACTATTGTTGTATTGAGGGACAATTTTTATTATGACCACTGAAGTTAAAAAAAGAGGTCGTGGTAG